GGAATCGCCCGACATCCCCAGTCGGAACACCTAGTGATTTCAGAGGGTTAGGATGGAGGCCCTGGGCAGAGTCGAACTGCCGACCAACGGTTTAGGAATTGGTTGCTCTACCGTGTTTTCAATCACTTCACTCGCAGAACAAGGGCCTAAATACGGCCCTTTGCGCGGTGTGCGGCAGTTAATGCCTACAAATTGCCTACAAATTATTCGCCCTCTGCGATGGGTTGGTGGCTGTGAATTTGAGCCTCGAAATTCCTCAGATCGCGGCGAAACGGGGCTAATTTCCGGGTTTTCTTGAGTTGAGCTGCACGACGGGGAGTCTTTGTCACGTGACAAAGACTCGATCAAGACTAGTCGATCTCTACAACCCCAACTAACCCAACGCTGGGTTATTACTAGATAGTACTGGTTACTTTAGTTCCGATCTATGCGCTTGTAACTGTAGACAGTTTTCTAGTATTTGTGTTATAGTGAGGATAGTTTAATCGATAGTGTCGAACTACTCGCAGACTATCAGGAGACTATGACACCAACTAACGACAGCCTGCCCAGACTGATACCGCTCAAAGATGCCGCAGAGGCTCTTGGGGTTTCCACGGTTCACACGCGCCGACTCATCGAGTCGGGAGCAATTAGAGCAACCCACCTTGGCGCGAAAATCTTGATTGCGCATGACGAAATCGTGCGGATCGCAACCGAGGGAGCCGGAGAGCGCTGGACGCGCAGGAAGAGTTAACCAAGTTTCCGCGGGGCGCCTTTGTGGGGACGCGGCAGGGTTAGCGCTCAATTTCCCAGCCGCGAGCCCCGCGGGAAGCAATGAAGGTTCGCTAACAAGTTTCCTCGGGGGCTAGCACACTCCCTGCTAGTAGAGTCTGGGATGTGGCGTCCACGGGCTCGTACCCCCGAGGGAAGTATCAAGGACGCCCAACTAAACCCGAATGGAGTGATTCAAATGGATGCCACAACGTCAACGATACATGTAGTTAACAACAACCCCGCAGATACCGCAATCGATGTCGAGAGACGGCTACTCGGCTGTATGCTCTGGCAAGCGAACAATATCCGGCCTTGGAAACAAGCCACAGAAAGACTACTCCCGTCTCACTTCTCACTACGTGCGCATCAGGTCATCTGGGCTTGCGTTCTTGACATAGGTGAAAACGGTTGGCGGCGCATCATGGCCGCGGCCGCGGAAATGAACGGCGAGGGTGAACTAGGCGACGAGTTGGATCGCAGAGGCAAACTAGCAGATGTTGGCGGGCGATCATACCTAATGGATATGGCGGCGGCTGGGATGGCCCGCGCGGACGTTAGCAACCACATTATCGAGATATTGGAACACGCCAGGCGACGCGAAGAGGCCGCAATCATCGGCCGACTGACAAAGTTGAGCAATAACCCGATGTCCGGCCCGGCCGGAGCGCTCGAGGCGGAAGCTGCAAAGCTATTGGAGTTGCGCAAGGGCGCAGAATCATCTCACGGCCTGCGCGCCCCAGAGTTTGAACAGACATGGGTAGCAGAGCGCTTAGTAGAGCGCAGCGGCGACGATTTGATCTTCGTTCCGCACTGGGGGCAGTGGTACTCGTGGAGCGGTAAACACTGGCAACGCGAGTTTGAGGCGGGAATGACGGAGCGCTTACGCGAGATCTGCGTCTCCGCGGCCGCCACGGCCGACAAGAGCGAAGCGCGGCGACTGAACACGCAGACAATGGTGCAAGGTGCCGAGTTCTTCGCCCGCGGCATGCAAAGCATGAGCGACTGCGGCCAGTTTGACGCGGATCCGCTGATATTGAACACCCCCACCGGCACGGTGTGCCTACAAACTGGAGAGCTGCGCGAGCATAACAAGTCCGACCTTTGCACGCGAATTACTGCGGTAGGGCCAGGCGACGCTAACGACTGCCCGCGGTGGATGAAATTCCTCGACGTAATCACGAAGCGCGACGTGGAATTGCAGGCATACTTGCAGCGCGTTGCCGGATACAGTCTCTTAGGTTCAAACCCAGAGCAGTGTTTCTTTTTCTTGCACGGTCAGGGTGCGAACGGGAAGGGCGTTTTCATCTCTACCCTTGCGGGCATCCTTCAGGACTACTCCACAACGATGCTGTTCGAGACGCTGGCCAGCTCTAATAGCGACCAACACCCGACCGACTTGGCAAGCATTCGGGCTGCGCGGCTAGTCACTGTAAACGAAACCGCCGACGGCCGCTCGTGGGATGAATCCAAGCTCAAGGCCATTACTGGCGGGGAGCCCATGAAGGCGCGCTTCATGCGGCAGGACGGCTTCACGTTCATACCCGTTTGCAAACTGATAATTAGCGGCAACCATCGGCCTAGTCTGCGCTCGGTCGATGAGGCATTTAAGCGACGAGTCAACCTACTGCCGTTCAATGCGTGGATTGAGCCCGACAAGCGCGACCCGGATTTAGCCGATACACTACGCCGACTCGAGTGGCCAGGGATTCTAGCTTGGATGGTTAAAGGCTGCTTGGAATACCGAAAGATGAGGCTAAAGCGCCCCGCGGCGGTCGAGGCGGCCACGAAAGACTACATGCAAGAGCAAGACCAAATCGGGCGATACATCGCAGAGCGCTGCGTAAAAGAGCCAAACTATAAGGCGCAAAGCTCGACGCTCTTCGCAGACTATCGGGATTGGTGTGAGGCGAACGGCGATCGCTACCGCTCGCAAAAGATGTTTTCCCAGGGCCTGGAGTCTCACGGCCACGAGGTAAAACACACGATGCACGGAAACATGGTTCTAGGAATCCAACTGAAACCATGAAGGGTATGAACGGGCTCCCGGTTAGTTCCCTATAGAAAGTGGGGGTCGCTATAGGGGCTAACCCAGACAGGGTTCATATCCTTCATAGTGTGTAACTTTGGACGCGCAATGAGTCGCAAGACATCCACAAAGAAGCCGGAGCGTTGCATATTATGCGAGACGATAGCCAGGGCGCTAGACGAGGCCAGGCGCAAACGGCAGGGGGTGAAGCGGTGAACGATAGATTGTCCCAGCTCGGCATCCTGAGGAACGTAGTGTGCAAAGTGTGTTCCAAGCCCTACTTCTTTCTCGGCAGCGACGTTTGCGGCGCGCCGTATTGCAAGGCATTGCGGCAGTCACTTGATGACACCCTGCGCGAAACGGAAAGCGAGCAGCATGCCACTTAAGGCGAAACAGATCTGCGCCCAGCCTGGTTGCGGATTATTAACCGATGCCACCAAGTACTGCGCGCAGCATGCGGCTGTAGCTACTACTCAGACTAGGCGGCCATCACGTCACGAGCGCGGGTACTCTAGTCACTACCAAACCAAGTTTCGGCCATGGTTCATGCGCAGACATCCGCTCTGTGAGTCGGTGTATGGATGCGATAGGCCGGCCGAAGAGATCCATCACGTCACCAAGCTATGCGATGGCGGGCTAGCTTGCTCCGAGAGCAATTGCCAGGCGCTATGCCGTCGTCATCATGCTGCATTGGCGGGCAAAGGGGGACGCGGCTAAGTTGTTGCAGGGGTAGGGGATAGCAACATCTCTAAAAGTGATGCGCTCAGGGACCGCACGACACACAATTTTTCATTCACGGCCACAAACGCATAGGAACACAAGCTATGAAAACAAAGAAGTTACCACCATCGCATTTATCGGCGTCTAGCAAGCGCTTTTGGCGCGAAGTCTGCGCAAACTATGACCTTGAGGGCCACGACCGACAGCTATTGAGCGCTACATGCGAGGCATTCGATAGAGCCGCGGAAGCCAGGGAAGCTATCGCCCGCGAGGGATCGTACTACCGAAACCGACACGACGAGGTAAAGGTGCACCCTGGCGTCGCGGTAGTGCGCGATAGTCACGCATTAGCGTCGCGGCTTATCAGACAACTCGGCTTGGACGTTGGCCGGCCGGACGCGACTAGGTACGACCTAGAAGGAAGCGAGGACTAGGGTATGTCGAGAGCACGACAAAACAAGCGATCGGCTACTAGCAGCCAGATTACACCCGAATGGCGGGACTACTTTCTGGATAAACCAGAGACTAAACCGCGGTTTGGCCCCATGAAGCTAGCGGCACATCCGCGGCAGATACAACGCCTGTGGAACCTTGCAAAGGTGGAGCTGCTGCCCGAGTGGATACTCGAGCGGCCAGGATCTAGGCCAAGTACGTGGTGGCGTTTTGATGCCCCGCCAGAGCACCGCATATTCATCGGCGGTGGTGGCGCTGCGGCAGATCAAGTGCTCGCATACGCACCACAGTTTTACCGCGGACTACCGGTTAACTGGGCCGATTTTCAGGAGGGCAACCCGCCGCGTTTTGAGTCAGAGTGCGCATATCTTCGTCGTCACAATCTACTAGTAGCCAGCGAACTAAAGGTGCTCAAGGCCGCAGACTATGACGCTACCGAGGCATTAGACGCGAACTCAGAGGCGTGGTTCTTTCCGATCGATGGACCGGATAAGGAAGGATGCCGACAGCTCGAGAGGTGGGATGCGGAAATTCGAGAACGCATCAAGCAAGTGCGCGAGGAGATGAATGCATGACGACTTGGCTAAGTTTCTATAGACCGAAAAAGAGGACTAAACCCGCAGTAGTAGTACCCGAACCGGCACCCGCGGTAGAGGCGCCGCCTCCGCCATGCCCCCACTGTGGCAGTGAGGGGGCGTGGCTCCAAGAAAGCCCATGGCCTTGTTGTCGGGCATATCGCAGGGCGCTCGATCAATGCGACGATTAAGTTTTCCACGCGCCAGGATCGCCCTGGCGTACAACCATCAACGCAGTATCAACCATTTCTCCCTAGAGAGAGAAAAAGGAGAAGCAACAATGAGTAGCTTCGATTACAACAGCGTCCTAGCCGAAATGGATGCGATTCTGAAAAAGCCCGGCGAGATGAGCAAAGCCGACTCCGCGAGGTATGATCGCCTTGATAAAAGGGCTCAAGACCTCTCACCCGAAAACCAGAAGATGCGCCGCGCGCGAATGGCGGCACTCGATCTCGAGTTGGGTATTCGCACCGCCGATAACTCTGGCGCGAGTGCTATAGAAAATGAATTTCGCGAATACATGCGGCACGGCCAAACGGAATTACTTAGCATCGAGTCTAGACGGCAGATGACTCGCGCGCAGGGCGTCGGAGTTCCGTCGAGCGGTGGCTACGTTGTGCCGAGTAGCTTTGCCGACGTGCTCAATCGCACAATGCAGAAAACCGACGGACTTTTTGAGGCCGCGGGGTTGTTCGAGTCGCCAACGGGGAATAGCTTTGTCTACCCCATGCTCGACGACCGTAGCCAGTCTGCATCAGTTGTTGGCGAGAACACTACCAGCACCGAGCAAGACTTCACGGTTGCCGCGGGTGTGTCGTGGGGCGTTGTGCCGACGTGGAGATCGGGTATGATCTTGGCTTCCACCGAGATAGTTACCGATTCTAAGTTCGACATCGCAACCATCGTCGCCGAATCTGGCGGAGTCAGACTCGCTCGCGCAATCGGCAAAGCCCACAATAGCGACCTGTCCTCGAGTGCGCCAGTTGGTGTCACTTGTGCCAGCACGTCTGCAATCGCAGCCAGCGAGTTGATTGATCTCGTTGCCTCTGTTGACCCGGCATACGTTGCGGGTGGTGCGTCGTTCTTAATGAACTTAAGTACGTACGCGAGTGTCTTGAAGTTAGTCGGAACTAGCGGCAACTTTATGTTTCCGGCATCTACCGTCTCTGGCGATCGGCCTAGCCTGTTGGGATTCCCGGTTTACATCTCACCGAGCTTTCCAAGTATCGCCGCGGGTGCGAAGGTGGCTAGCTTCGGGAATCACGGCCGCTATCTTCGCAGACAAGTTGCGAATAGCTTGACGGTGAAAACCTTCATTGAGCGCTACGCGACGATCGGGCAAGTTGCATACGAGGTTTACTTGCGCGCCGACGGACAACTACTTACCGCGCCCGATGTTGGTTCACCCGCGGTTAGTCAAAGCCCAATCAAGCTGTTGCAGATGCATAGCTAATAGGAGAATGAAAATGGCTAGAACAAAAGGCTACTCAACAGCACAAGTGCTGCGTGGTGAGGCTGGGACTGAGATGCTGATGGTTGTTTCCGAAGCGATCGCTAGCGGCAGGATCTCGTGCAACCGCGAGGCGAGACGCGAGTTCAACAAATTGCTTGTTCTTCGCGAGAAGGCCATGCGGAGTCAGCCAACACCAAAGCCCAAGGCCGCGGTGGATAGTGCGGCCGATAAGCAACGGCTGCGCGCGGAGCTTTTCAAACGGCTGCGCGGCTAACAACTTTCGGGCTCGGAGAGAGGCGCGGTCGGTCATACCGTTAGCTTGCGGCCGGGCTCGAACTAACAAACTAGGGGGCAAACCAGCCCCCTAGTTTTAGACTTAAACAAAGTAGTTTCACCTTTAAACTAGATTGGAGATTTGGGTTTATGGCTTTTGGAGTTTGCGACACTTTCGGAAAAACGTACGGTTTCATCCTGGCGGACGAACCGGACGAAAACGTGAGGTTTGATGCAGGACGAATTTTCGTCCACTTTAGCGCAATCGATATGCCCGGCTGCTATAGAGTTCTCCGGCCAGGTCAACGGGTTTCGTATGATCTCGTGCAAACCGAGCGCGGGCCGCAGGCGGTGAACGTAAAACTGCTCGAGGACTAACCGCGGGTTTCTGTTGACATAACCCAGCGTCGGGTTTACTGCCTCGCGCTCACGGTTAAAGCGGAGGAATGTTACCACAGCATCCCGAACCCACTGGACTCGCACGACCGCTTTCACAGGCCGGTGTATTATTTGGCGCATGAAAACCGCCATTGTCCTACCTACACTCTCATTGGCCCTATGTGCCTGCTCACCCGTTCTCAACGCGCAGGAAGTCAAACACGCGCCCACCGTCGAGCAGTGCCGCGCTGACCAGAAGTTGTGGCTGTCGAAGGAGGAGGAGGCGAACCGCGCTGGTATAGACCCTGTCAGTTACAAGGAGTTGGACGGCTGGGAGAGAGAGATGTTCGAGTGCGAAAAGGTTGACCCCGACCTTCACAATAGCTATTACAACACTCTCGGCGAGGCCAACTCCGAACAGATAACGAGGCTTGAGCACTTTCTTCGGCGGCACAATTTATATGACCAGTTCATAGCCGAGGACGAACAAGGCAAGCGTTAAGTCGTAGCCACGCCCCACAACCACAGTGCCCTCGCTTACTTCGGCGCCGGTAGGGTTGACCGATCAGGCCGATGAAATCTCCTTGAGTACAAGAGTCGGAAGCTCACCATCGATATACTCTTCCACGCTCAAATTCGCCTGCATTATGCACTTGCCAGTGCTGGCCTCTAGTAGGTTGATTTCAACGGTGGCTATGCGAGCCACGATAACTTCGTCCCGGACTGGAAATCTCGCCCCCCCCATCCACGAATGTTCAGTCACATAGGCTTCTTTCCAAAGTCTTTTCAGAGTCCCTTGGTTCGTCAGCAGGAAGAGTATGACGCATCGTTTTGTACCCACGGTGAATGGAGCGGCGTCTTTGTAAACTTGTAGCCAGACACCGCTTGAAACATCGCCGACCTCTGTGCCCGCCAAATCTCTGAAGATGATATGTGCTTTGACATCGGGCTGCTTTAGGGTTTCACCAACGATCGCCTCATTCCTGAAGCATGCAACGGCAACTCGATAGTCTCCCAATCCCTGCGGCGACTCGAAGAACTCTCCATTTCCCGCGTGAATTTGAACGGATTTTATTTCGACAAATCTTAAGTTTGGCTTCGGCTTTGCAACGGTGGGAGTCGGCTGGGCCTGTTGCGAAAGCAACGAATTACCCAAGTTTACATTGATCGTCGGGCTTGCTGTCTGCGTAACGACGGGACTAGCGGTTTGCTGAACGGTTGGAGAGGGTAGTTCGGAATCCTTCCTGCCACGCCTAGAAAACAGAATCGCGACCAGGATTAACGCACCCGCAACGCCAGAGGCGACGGCTGCCTTGCCTTGACCTAAGTACCAAGTGAGCCAAACCGTAAGAAGCGTGATTGCAACGGTAAGCCACTCTGAACGACCCATGAGCTTGCGCGAAAACAACCCCATGCCCGGTAGGCGTTTCCAGTTCCTCTCAAAGAAAGCCGAAGCCGCATTATATTCCTGGCGGGGTCGAATATGAACATCGACAAAACCGCACCCGAACGATAACCCTGAGACGACTAAGAATCATCCGCGGCCGCGACCGCTACTAACCTTTACCCGGCCAACCCCCCGGCGTTGCCACCCTCGGCGCGTCGGGGTTTTTCTATCAATTTCTGCATATGTAATTGTCCACGGTTTGTAGCTTGCTTTCCACATCGAGCCCATGCGACGCTGATTCCGTAGCCGCATGTCAGATACGCCCAATCAACTGTTAACAGCGCAGCAAGTCGCGCGCGAGTTGTCCGTATCTGCGGCATGGGTGCGAGATCATGCAATAGGCCGTCGCCAGCCCGCCCTGCCGGCGATTCGCATGGGCGGCATTCTGCGCTTTCGTCGCTCGGACATCGAACAATTCTTGCGACTTCACACCCGCAACGTGGCGGTGCCACAATGAGCCCGAGACCAATTTTCGGAGGCACTATGCGACGACTGCGGCACCAAAGCGGTTGGGTTGAGTTGCGCGGCTCGAGGCGCAAGTACTGGTACGGACATTTCAGGGCTCTACAGAAAGACGCCGCAGGCAGGGATGTGCGCGTAAAGAGCGGCGCTTTCCTCGGCTACAAGAGCCAGATGACCAAGAGCGCTGCGCGCGAGAAGTTGCAACAGGTCATATTCGCGGCCACGCGCCAGGGGGTGCAACCTACCGGAAAGGTTTCGCTCCAGTGGTTCTGGGAGCACCGATTCCAACCGATGCGCTCGAGTGGCTGGGAGCGGCCCACGTTGGACGGCAACAACTGCGATTGGTCGCACTACATCGCACCCCAGCTAGGCGACAAGCCCCTGGGCGAGATTGATAAGTTTCTCCTGACTACGCACGTCAACGACCTGGCGGCCGGTGGGTATAGCAAGGCCGTAGTACAGCGCACAAAAACGCTACTCTCTTCGATATTCACGGAGGCGGTTGACCTGGGATTCATCGCCGCGAATCCAATGGCGAAAGTTAAGATGCCCAAGTGCAAGCCCACCCCCAAGCCGGTGATTGCGATTGAAGACGTGCGGCGCCTGTATGCCGCGATTCCCTCGCTGCGCGATCGCTTGATATTCCGCCTTGGCGTGTTCCTGGGGCTGCGCACATCGGAGCTGTTCGGCCTCACCGTAGGCGCCTGGCGGGGCGACGCGCTAGAGATCTGCGGCACCGCCTATAAAGGCACTCTACGGAGGGCGAAGGTTAAGACGGACGGCTCGCTTCGCACCGTACCCGTACCGCCCGACATGCGAGCCCAGCTCGAGCGCTGGATAGCGGAGAGCGGCGGCCAGGGCGACGACCTGCTATTTCCTGGCAGGGATGGAAAGCCGCTGTGGCCAGGAGTGTGGATGCAGCGCCATCTCCAGCGCATCGCCAGGGAGATTGGCATTACCACGCCCGTGACGTTCCAAGTACTGCGCAGGTCATTCGTGACGCGCCATCGCAACGAGCTCAAGGATGCCGCTGCGGTAGTCGGCCATGCGAACTACGCGACGACCACGGCAAACGTCTACGCGCAGTCGGTAGATGCGGCCGTAAGCGCTATGCTTGCCGAGGATGAGCGGCTGTTGGCCTTGATGGAGCACCCGGCCAGTGGTGTGCAGTGAATCTGATCCGCTATCGCCTACAAATGCCTACAAGTGCGATCGGCGGCCGCGCTAAATGACTGGAAATAAAGAGGCCCTGGGCAGAGTCGAACTGCCGACCAACGGTTTAGGAAACCGCTGCTCTATCCATCTGAGCTACAGGGCCGATGCGACGTTACCCTATTATCT